TAGAGCCTACTTTACAATTGCCTAATAACAGCGAAGTTGAAATCTTAGCGGAAGGCGACATTATCGTTGAGATCACAACTGCTGCAAGCGTTGGCGATACCTTCTGATTTAACAGTAAAGAATCGACCGATAACGTTATTTAATGGGTCAGTTGAGTCAAGCGAATAAGGGCTTGCGCGATGAGCCGTATCTAAACGTAACTCACCTACGATGCCGAAGGCTTGAACTTTGCGTACAGTTGATTGAAAAGTCATGTTAATACTCCTTAAGCATCAGCATTGTAGTGATTGTCAACAAAGCTATCGCCTTGGGCTTGGCTATCTGCCGAGTCCAAAGAGAAGGCCATACCTGTGTTCTTTTGAGCTGCTAGGTAAGACTCAATAGCCGTAACCTCATGCCCTTTTTGGCATTTAATGTCTAGTTTGTCACAAGCGTAAGATGCAACATCGTTTACATCCATCTCATCACATGCGAAGTGACCAACAACCGGAGCAACCTTTTTATGAAGGTTATTTCGAGCTGCTAACTGGCGAGACATATCTTTCATGCTAGGCTGCTTAACTTTCTCAAGTTGCTTGATACGCTTATCCATCGCATCCATAGCTTCGCTTTCGTCTTCGCTAGACTCGTCTTTAGCATCGCCTTCGTAATCACGATCAGACTTAGACTCGTCGCCTTTCTTGCCGCCGAATTCATCTTCTGAATGCTCGCCCATATCTTCGACTTCGGTCATTTCAATTTTTTCTTCGACCTCTTTGCCGCCACCGTCTTTAAGCTCATTTAGAACTTCCATAATCATGGCTTTCACCATTACCTTCATTTCTTCCGGCATGTCCATGTCTTGAGCTTTGTCTTTTTCGTTTTCCATTGTAAATTCCTCGTTGGAGTCTAAAGCAAAATAAAAACAGTCATCCGAGCTGTCTAAAACTGCAACCTCTTTACCCATTCGACCTTCATCGACAAGAGCAAGGTGATTACCTCGAATGTCCCTTTGTATAGCATCATAAGGCATACCGTTATAATTTCCAGATGTAAAGTCCCACTTACACCGATAGCCCGCCGATAATTCATTTTTACCGCTATCTAAAAGTTTTTTTAACTTCTCAGAAAATACTTTAATAGTGGCATACAAAATACCATTCTCAAAAACTACGGTCTCGCCAGTTGTACCCTCAACACCTTTCTTTTCAGCAGGAGTGACAGGGATAGGCGACTCGTCTGGGTTACCTAACATCACATGATTGTTAATCCATGGAAGCAATTTAAACGACTCGATTGTCTCAGGGTCGCTTAATTCTTCTTCAGGACGTAACACTTGGTAAATTTTATCAGGATCGGGTGCACCAATACTTGAGCCCAAATAAGGGAATACACCGGCTTTAGAGATTGGATTCTTTTTTATCTCGAACCATCCGTTACCGTCACTTACGCGATCAGTCATTTTGTTGCTCTCCATCTTTAAAAACCATCACAGGCCTCATCGTGCATCTACAGTTAATCAAATCTCCGGGCTTTCCACGCTGCCCCGTCTTAGGGTCGATTACAGGAGGGTCACTTAAACTAAATACACCACCATTCAATCCGGCAGGGTACTTCGCTTTATGTTCTGGTCGAGGCTCTTTGCCGCCACCTGAATGCACCCACTCATAAGTGTCAATCCCTAACGCTTCCATTCTGCCTTGGTTAATTGAATTATAGACCTTTCTCGTCTGGTCGAGTGCAATATTTTTAGCACGCCGTGTTGTTATGCCTTTGCGCTTCTCAAAGAATGGCACTAAATCCTGTAAGCCATTGCCTGTAGTGATAGAGCGCATTACCGCGCCTTGCGTCTCTAGCATGTACTGTTGAGGTATTGATTTGATTAGCTGTGTAGATTCGGCAGCACTTGCCTTGATAATATCGTTTAGCTCCGGTGTGATAAAATCAGTCTTTATCGATAGCCCGCCCGACAGCTCTTTAAGACTTGAGTTTAACGTTGATTTGCTTTGCTGATTTTCAGCCCTAATAAGCTGCTCAGTAATTGGGAGCGCCTGTTGAGCAAATAGCTTCTCGAATTTAGCGGCTAATTGATTTGATAGTATACGTGCCTGACTTGCTAGGCTTGCGTCTTGTGCAAAGAACTGCCCTGCCTCTGGCGAATTGAATAGCTGCATATACGCACGCTCGCTTTCTCTAATCATCCGGTCAACGAGCTTATCAATACGTCTCTTATAGCGTTGCTGGGCTTTTGTGTTAGGTCTTAGGGTTTTGCCGCGCATTACTGCGTCACGGTTTTTGACCCATTCCTGCTTAGATTTAGTGAGTTTCGCTTTCTTTATCGCCATCGGGATTCACATAGGTTTCGAGCTTCATAACGGCTTTGTAGAGTTTAGAGGATTCTGCAAAGTTACCTGCAGCGTGTAAAGTATCGGCAACCTCACCAGAGGTTTGTACTAGCCCTCGAACTATATCAATGAAATCTGAGAAGTCGGTAAGCTCAGGCTTTATGGTTACCTCTAGTGGCTTGTCCATTAAGTGCCGTGATCCTGCTCTTTTACAATTTTCGGGACGATTGACAGTTCAGGTTTAATGCTATTGGTCTCAATCTCAATAATTACACTATCCGCCCATGTAACTTTACAATCTTCGGATATGCCTATTTCTTTAATGATAGCTTTTGCCGCATCATTGGCGATCTCGAATATAGTAGCCATTATAGCCCTCTGCCTTGGCTGTTCTCCCAAGCAACACCAAGTATAGAAATAACTGAGCCAACCTTACTATAGAAAGGAAAACCGAAAACAGAAGTTCGAGATATGTCGCCTATGCTCTCATAGAAAATAAAACCAGATAATATGGTTATTGCTGTGTAGTCGCCTTCTTCATCATAATTTTCTTCGTATAATATACGCATTACACCTTCTCCCTTGTTACCACGTTTCTATAATCACCACTCTCTTTCTGCATACTCTTCATAAACTCAACTGCATTGTCGGGTAAGTACCGTATTGCATCTTCTTCGGCAATTGACCATTGCTCGAATCTAGGTATTGTATCAGTCTGCAAAGCACCTGCAAAGCTATGATGTCCATCTAATATCATTCGATACTTACTGCCGTTGTAATCAAACTCAGGCGATACCTGTACGCGAAAATCTTTATCTACAATCTTCTTATCAACTATGCGCTGCTCTAAATAATCTTGTGAAGTAATAAGCTCACACTTACCTAGAGTGCCATCCTTTGATTTAAACATACCTAGGTTGCTTTTACCTTTTACATCGTAAGCATCCATCCCGATAGAGGCATCTTGACCGCCTAATAGCTCTGTTGCCAAATCCTGTAAGCCATCATCGTCTTGTAAGTCATCCTCATTAAGAACACCGTTAAAACCTGAGTTCTCATCGGTGATAACCTCGTCTCGAATATCAGACGCATCGATGGCGCCTGCATCTTGATAGATTTGAGCAGTCTGTGCTTTAAGATGGTTAATCTGTGCAATCTCCATATCAGATAACACGTTAAGCGGATTCCAGTTAATTGTTGGATTAGCCTCGACACCGAACGCAGGCTCTATGTCAGACTTCATCATTAGCATATAATGGCGGTCTAAGAATGGCGTTAAATCGTTCTCTTGGATAGATTCTAACTCTTGGTTGTACGTTTCTATTTCATGCTCACCAGTAGCGTTAAAGCCCTTCGGCGCCGTACCGAGTAATTTAGTCGCAGGCACATTAGCGATAGCTGCCACAATCTGGTATTGCGTCATAATAACCGCATCAACATCAGCAAGGCTTGTATCAAATTGCTGTATCTCTTCATCACGATCAATAGCTTTGATTCCGTAGTTATCACGGTAGAAAGCCCATTGCATTAGCTTACTTTCAAATTGTTGCGGCTTGGCAGTAGCTGCAGCGATATCAACTTTAATTACATTGGAACGCTTCGTTAATGCTAATTGCGGGCCTTCGTTAGCTGTACGCTCTGCACCATATACGCGCTCGAAGATTCTTTGTGGTACTGAAACGCCACCATACAAATATGCAGGCTTCATTACATCGCCTACCTCGCCATTATTGAATATCATTAAATGCGATCGATGAATACGCTTCCCTCCTGATACCTTCCACCATGTTGGCTCGTAGAAATGCAGTGAGGTCGGGTCGGATAATGCCTCAAAGTCTAATTCAGGCGATAACCAGTAAGGGTCTATTTGAACTATCCCTTTATAGCTGCCAGGCTTTACCGCATCCATATTGAAGGGTGATGCGTAAAATAGCTCCTCTTCTTCAGGGTCTGCGAAGTCAATCTTGAACATAGCAACCCGAATACCATAGACGCGACCGAATTTGACGTACTCGCGCATATTCCTGTCGATCTTGTACGTCTTATCTAGCTCAGCATTGGCTAGTGGAGAAGTCGTGTGATATGCCTGCGCGTGACGCTATTCGTAATGGTTACGATATTACGTTCAATGATGGTGACGAAGAAGTAAACGCCAAAAT